CGCGAATGGGTGAAGAAGCCAAGCGCGCGGAACGAAGCACTGGACTGTCTGGTCTATGCGTATGCAGCGGTACATCGGCTGTACCAGCGGTACGACCGCAGAACGATCTGGGATCAGCTGGAAAAGCGACTGGAGAAGACGGATACCGAGGCACGCAAGCCGCGCCTAAGATCGGAGAAAGCCGCGGCGTCGGCGTTCGTCCGCAACTGGTGAGGCCGTGAACATCCCCGCCCAGATCCGAGCAGGCGACACGGTGAAGTGGCGTGATAATGCCGGCCGCGACAATCTGGGCAATGCGATCGACAGCAGCAGCTGGACGCTGACCTACTACCTGCGGTTCAACAAGACGCATGAAGGCGCGACGGTGGTGGGCACGGCCTACGGCACTGGGTGGGAATTCCTGATCGCGCAGGGCACCAGCACCGGGTTCGATGCCGGGCAGTGGTACTGGCAGGCCGAGGCCACGAAGAGCGGCGAGCATGTGACGCTCGGGGCCGGCCAGCTCGAGGTGCTGCCTGGACTGAGCTACGCCGGCCAGCCGAGCGCATTTGATGGCCGGAGCCAGGCGCAGAAAGACCTCGACGCGGTGCAGGCGGCGATCAGGGCGATGATCTCCGGCGGTGCGGTGGCCGAGTACACGATTGGCAACCGGCGGCTCAAGAAGATGGAGCTGGCTGACCTGCTGGCGCTGGAATCTAGTCTGAAGGCCAGCGTGAAGCGCGAGCAGGCCGCGCAGCTGCAGGCCAACGGCCTCGGCAATCCTCACAACCTCTTCGTGCGCTTCTGATGGGCATCCGATCCTCGATCCTCGGCTGGCTGCAGCGCGGCACCCCTGAGCCGACTGCTGCACCCCGGCGGCGGATGTATCAGGGCGCGATGGTCAGCCGGCTCACCAGCGACTGGGTGACGGGCGGCAACAGTGCCGACGCTGAGATCAAGGGCAGCCTGCCGCGACTGCGCAACCGCTCGCGGCAGCTGGTGCGGGACAACGACTACGCGCGCCAGGCGATCCGCGCGGTGAAGAACAACGTGATCGGCACCGGCATCAAGATGCAGGCGCAGGTGCGGATGGTGCGCGGCGGCGGGCGGCTGGATCAGTCGGTGAACGATGCGATCGAGAGCGCGTGGAAGGTCTGGAGCAAGAAGCAGCACTGCCACACCGGCGGCCGGCTGAGCTGGCACGACATGGAGCGCCTGGTGATCGGCGCGATGGCCGAGTCGGGCGAGGTGTTCATCCGCAAGGTGCGGCAGCCGTTTGGCGGCGGGAAGGTGCCGTTCGCGCTGGAGGTGATCGAGTCGGACCTGCTGGATGACACCTACACGGGCAAGAGCACGATCGACGGCAACGAGTGGCGGATGGGCGTCGAGTGCGACCGCTGGGGCCGGCCGGTGCAGTACGCATTCCTGAAGAAGCACCCCGGCGATGCGCCATTTCAGGGGCCACCGAGTGGGCGGCACCAGCTGATCCCGGCCTCCGAGATCGTCCACCTCTACCTGATGGATCGGCCGGGCCAGACCCGCGGCGTGCCGTGGCTGGCGTCTGCGATCCAGCGGCTGCATCACCTGCAGGGCTACGAGGAGGCGGAGGTTATCCGCGCGCGGGCGAGCAGCGCGCTGATGGGCTTTATCGAGAGCCCGGAAGGCGAGCTGCTGGGCGATGAGGTAGTGGACGGCGAGCGGGTGAGCAACTTCGAGCCCGGTGTGTTCAAGTATTTGGCGCCCGGCGAGAAGGTGACGGTGCCGGCGCTTGATGCACCGGATGGTCAGTTCGAGCCGTTCCTGCGGGCGATGCTGCGGGCGATGGCCGCGGGCCTGGGCTGCAGCTACGAGAGCGTGAGCCGCGACTTCAGCCAGACGAACTACAGCAGCAGCCGGCTGTCGCTGCTTGAGGATCGCGATCACTGGCGCGCGCTGCAGCAGTACCTGATCGAGAACTTCCACCAGCCGGTGTTCGAGGCCTGGCTGGAGATGGCGGTGCTCGGCGGCGCGCTGGGGCTGCCGTTCTACGAAACCGACCCCGAGCGTTACCGGCAGATCCGGTGGATGCCGCGCGGCTGGGCGTGGGTGGATCCGGCGAAGGAAGTGCAGGCCTACAAGGATGCGGTGCGCTGCGGCTTCAAGACCTTGGGCGAGGTGGTGGCTGAGCAGGGCGGCGACCTCGAGGAGCTGATGGTGTCCAGGGCCGCCGAGCTCGAGATGGCCGACGAGCTGGATCTGATCTTCGACACCGACCCGCATGAGGTGAACGCCTCAGGCACGCAGCAGGCCGGCGATGTAGCCGAGGATCAGGCCGAGGAAATGGATCCCGACTCGGCAGACGATAATGGCGAAGATGACACCGAGGACACCGATGGACCTATCGCGTGATCTTGAGGGGCAGCTGCTGAAGCGCGCCGAGGTAGCTGACTTCCAGGTCAGCGAAGACGAGCGCAGCATTGAGTTCCCCTTCAGCTCCGAATACCCCGTTGCCCGCTACTTCGGCAACGAGATCCTGGCCCACACGCGCGAAGCGGTGGATCTGGCTCGCCTGGAGGATGGCGCACCCCTGCTGTTCAACCATGACCCCGCCAAGGTGATCGGCGTGGTGGAGCGGGCCTGGATCGACGGCAAGAAGAAGCGCGGCTACGTGGCGGTCAAGTTCAGCCGCAATGCCTTCGCGCAGGAAGTGCTCGCCGATGTACGCGACGGCGTGCTGCGCAATGTGTCCGTCGGCTATCAGATCGCCGACATGGAACAACGCGGTGAAGACTTCGTAGCGACCCGATGGAGTCCTTACGAAGTGAGCGTGGTTAGCATACCCGCAGACCCAACGGTCGGCGTCGGGCGTGCTCTCGACGCTCAACCTGCGGCCCCCGCCGCATCACCAACCCCCCAACCAGAACCTGAGGTTCCGATGGAAAACACCCCTGACCTGTCAGCGGTGCGGGCTGAAGCGGCTGCCGAGGCTGCTAAGGCTGAGCGCGCCCGTATTGCCGGCATCACTGCCCTGACCGAGAAGCACGGCATGGCCGATCTGGGCCGCCAGCTGATCGAAGGCGGCCGCAGCCTCGATGAGGCCCGCGCTGCCGTGCTCGACAAGCTGGGCATCAAGCCCGTCGAGACCGTGGCTCCCGTTGAGATGGCCGCTCAGGAGCGCGCCTCCTACAGCATCACCGCCGGCATCCGCGCGATGCTGACCGGCGACTGGTCCAGCCGCGAAGCCGGCCTGGTGCGTGACCTCTCCCGCGAAGTGGAGAAGTCCGGCGTGGCCAAGACCACCGAGCGTTCGTTCTTCGTGCCGTTCTCGGCTCTGAGCGGCCAGCGCGCCACCTACGTGACCAGTGGCGCCACCACCGGCGGCAACCTGGTCGCGACCGATCTGCTGGCCGATGACTTCATCGAGTTCCTGCGGAACACCGGCGTGATGCTCCAGCTGGGCGTGCGCACCATGCCTGGCCTGGTTGGCAACGTGGCGATTCCCCGCCGCTCCGGTGTGGCCTCGACCTACTACCTGAGCAGCCAGACCACCGCGATCACCCAGTCGGAGTCCACCTTCGACCAGGTGACCATGGCTCCCAAGAACCTGGCCGCCCTGTCCAAGTACAGCCGCCAGACCCTGCTGCAGGGCACCCCTGGCATTGAGGAGCTGGTGCGTCGTGACCTGACCGATGGCATCAACCTGGCCATCGACCTGGGCATCCTGAACGGCTCCGGTTCCGCCGGCCAGCCCACCGGCATCATGCAGACCGCCGGCATCGGCTCGGTGGCCATGGGCACCAACGGTGGCGCCATCACCCTCGAGAAGGTGGTGGATCTGGAGACTGCGGTGATGACCGTGAACGGCGCCGTCAACCCCGGCTCCGTGGCCTACCTCACCAACTACAAGGTGATGGCAGCCCTGAAGAAGCTGCGTGCTGGCGGTTCCACCACCGGCGACGGCCCCTTCCTGTTCAACGCTGACGCTGCTCGCATCGGCCGCGGCCCCACCCCCGGCACGCTGAACGGCTACCCCCTGGCCGCCTCCAACCAGGTGCCCAGCACCCTCACCAAGGGCTCCAGCTCTGGCGTGTGCTCGGCCCTGCTGATGGGCGACTTCAGCCAGGCCATGGTTGGCTTCTGGGGCAACGGCCTCGAGATCACCGTGGGCGAGGACAGCGACGACTTCAGCAAGGCTCTGACCAGCGTCCGCGGCATCGTCACCTACGACGTGGCCGTGCGCGATCCCAAGAGCTTCGCCGCCATCCTGGACATCACCACCTGATAGGAGACGGGGCGGGCAACCGCCCCCTTTTTTTCTCATGAAGGTTCTGATCGAAAGCGACTGCGCCGCTCGGGGCGAATACCTCGAGGCCGGCAAGGTCTACGAACTGGACAGCGACGTGGCTGCCGAGCTGCTGCGCATGGGCCGCGCTGTCGAGGCGCCGGCCGAGGAGATCAAGCCACGCGCGCGCAAGGTGAAAGCCGATGGCGATCAGTGAAGACCTGACGGTGTTCCTGAACGATTTTGGCGTCAGCTGCACGGCTGGCGCCATTTCGGCATTGGGCATCCTCGACATGCCCAGCCAGGTCATCTCCGGCGACATGGTGCTGACCACCGACTATTCGCTGACGGCGCGCGCTGCTGATTTCGGAGGGCTGCTGTTCGGCGACGGCATCACGGTGGATGGGGTCAACTACCAGGTGCGCGAGGTGCGCAAGCTGGACGATGGCGCCATGGTCGAGATCGGCCTGCAGCGCTTGGCGCCGAGCAGCACCGCACCGGGCCAGAACCCGCGGACATTCGGCCTGTCAGATCTGACCGATGTGGAGCTGACCAGTCCCACAGCCGGCGAGGTGCTGAAGTACGACGGCGCGCAATGGGTGGATGGCCAGGACGAAGGCGCCGCCTACGTGTTCACGCAGTCATCGCCGGCCGCAACCTGGACGATCAACCACAACCGCGGCGTGGTTCCGTCGGTGGAGGTGTTTGACAGCGGCAGCCAGGAGATTGAAGCCGATGTGTCGCATCCCAGCGTGAACACCACGGTTATCGTGTTTGCAGTCCCCGTCGCTGGCTTCGCGAGGCTGATCTGAGATGCCTAAGAAGATCTTCACAGACTTCGACTTCCAGTCGGTCTCCAAAGTCATCAACCTGCCCAGCCCGTCAGCTACAGGCGACGCGGTGCCGAAGTCCTATGTGGACTCGCTGGTTGAAGGCTTGGCATGGAAGGACGGCTGCCGAGTCGCCACCCAGTCGAACCTGAACCTGGCCAGCCCTGGTGCCACGATCGACGGCATCACGATGGCGTCGGGCGACCGCATCCTGGTGCGGGCTCAATCGACAGCATCAGAAAACGGCATCTACATCTGGAACGGGGCCGCCAGCGCTGCTACGCGCTCGCTGGACGCCAGCACCTTCCCCGAGCTGGAGCAAGCCGTCACAACGGTCGAGGAAGGCACCAGCGCCGCCACGACCTACCGGCAGGATCAGATCAACGGCACGATCGGTTCCAGCAACATCAGCTGGGTCACGTTCGGCACCTCCGCGCCTGCTGCAAGTGAGACCACCGCCGGCATCGCTGAGATCGCCACGCAGGCCGAGGTCAACACCGGCACCGACGATCTGCGGTTTGTCACACCGCTGAAGCTGGCCAGCTGGTCTGGCCGGATCAGGAAGTTCGCGGTCAGCATCGGCGACGGCACGAACACCAGCTACACGGTGACGCACAACCTCAACAGCCTTGATGTGGCTGTGACGGTTTTCCAGAACAGCAACGGCGAGGAAGTGATCACCGATGTGACACACGCCACGGTGAACACGCTGACGGTCGTGTTCGCCTCTGCCCCTGCCTCTAACGCCTACCGCGTCGTGGTGGTTGGCTGATGACCGTCAACCTCCTCACAGGCGCGAACTTCCGTGGCCCGCTTGAGCTAAGCGGTTCTGCTGGCACATCCGGCCAGGTGCTGCAATCAGCCGGCGCTGGCGCAATCCCGACCTGGGCATCCGCTCCAGCTGCTGGCGCGGGCGGCAGCACGGGTCAGGTGCAGTTCAACAACGCCGGCGCTCTGGCTGGCGCTGGTGATGTCACGATCCACGAGGGCGATCTGGTTCTTGCGGACAACGCTGCAGCGACCGCACCGGGAGCAGGCAGCAAGCTCGCGGCGCTGTCAATCGGCGGCCGCTCCATGCCGAGCTTCAAGAACAGCTCCACATCGGCCGCTGCTGCACTGCAGCCGACATTTGCTCAGAACCGCGTGAGCATCTGGCAGGGCGCCTCTGGATCGAACGCTCCTGTCGTCATCGGCACCGCCACGCTCACTGCAACAGGCACCGCAACATCCGCCAACATCGCCACCACCAACAGGCAGACGCGAACGCAGCGCCTTGAGTATCTCGTCACCACCGCAGCCACTACAGCGGTTGCCGGCTGGCGCTACCCCAACCTGGGCTGGACTGTTGGCGGCGCTGCTGCGAACGAAGGCGGCTTCTTTTACGTCTGCCGCTGGGGGCCAGCCACCGGCGTGGCAACAACCACGAACCGTGCCTTTGTCGGCATGGCCAACACTACTGCCGCGCCGACCGACGTTGAGCCGAGCACGATCACCAACATCGTCGGCATGGGCTGGGACGCGGCAGACGCCAACATCCAGATCATGCACCGGGGCACTGCTGCAATCACCAAGGTCAACCTCGGCGCCAGCTTCCCCGTGCCAACAACAGACCGCACCAAGGCTTATGAGCTGGTGATGTTCTCACCCCCCGGCAGTACGCAATCGGTGAACTACACCGTGACCGATCTCGGCACCGGAGCCACAGCCTCTGGCACGATCAACACCAACATGCCAACCAACACCACGCTCCTGACCCAGCGTGGCTGGATGAGCGTTGGCGGTACCAGCAGCGTCATCGGCATCGCCCTGATGAGCTGCTACTTAGAGACTGACTACTGACACGCTTTGTGATTTAAGTAAAAATCAACG